ATGGCTTTAACTGAGGCATGGCTTAAAGCCAATAGTGGTAAGGCACGAGATAAAGTTGAGGAGATTGCAGATCGAGACTCAATGAGTGTCCGTGTATCTCCTAAGGGCAAAATTGTTTTTCAGTTACGCTATAGATTTGCTGGTAAAGCTGAAAGACTAGATTTAGGGTCCTACCCTCATTTATCGCTTAAAGATGCACGATCTAAAGCTAATGAAATGCGATCGTTATTAGATAAAGGTCAAAACCCAAAAATTGAAATTAGAGTCCAACAGCAAAAGTATATTGATGCAACAACGTTAAAAGAGGTATTTGACGATTGGTATAAAGGTTATTGTGTAAAAAAGAAAACTTCTGCTGCAGATATAAAGACTTCATTCGAGCTGCATGTGTTTCCTGAAATCGGTGATCTACCTATTGACCGGATTACATTACAACAGTGGCTTGCGATTTTAGAAGAATTAGCGGAAGAAAAGCCTTCAATTGCAGAAAGAGTGCTTACCAATGCAAAACAAGTATTAAAGTGGGCTAAGAAGCGTGAATTACTTGAAGTAAATGCCCTATCTGATATTTACGCAAAAGAAGATTTAGGGATAGAAAAAAATAGAGTAAATCGGATTCTTTCGGACGAAGAAATAACCATGGTTTTGACTGCCATAGATGAATCCAAAATATTACCTAAAAATAAAATATTCCTTAAGCTATGCTTAATGTTTGGATGCCGAAACGGAGAGTTGAGAAAAGCGAAAAAAAGTGATTTTGACTTAAAACGTAAAGTTTGGATTGTTCCTGTTATAAATAATAAAGTAGGTAAAAAGACTGGACGTGAAATAGTACGCCCTATCCTTCCTGAAATGGAGGACCTAATAATAGAAGCAATGGAACACAATAGCAGTGAATACTTTTTGACAAATGATAATGCCGATACACCTATGGGAAATGGTGCATCTATAGCCTTACCTGCAAATGTAATGGAAAGATTACGCAGACATCATGATTATCACATGAAACATTGGACACTTCATGATCTTAGAAGAACCGCACGAACAAATTTTAGTGCATTTACATCACGTGATGTTGCTGAATTGATGATCGGACATGTAATGCCTGGTGAACAAGGTACATATGATTATTATGAATACATACCTCAACAGACTGAAGCCTATACAAAATGGATAGAGAAATTAAAAACTCTCAATAAGTAATATGCGCTAATCATTTAGCCCACTTGTTTATTCTTAGAGTTTGTATGCTAAATTTAATGTTAAATGAATATCATCAAAAGGATTTTGTTCATGTGCTCAAATTATGAAATTCCAACAAGAGAAGCTTTATCACTTCTAGATATCGAAGTTGATCAATTAGAGCTTGATCTAAAGTCACACATTTATCCAGGTTATCATGCCCCAATTATTATGAAAGGCTTTGACTTAGATTATGGCAAATTTGGACTTTTACCTACTTGGGCTAAGGATTTTAAGTTCAGCAACTATACTTACAATGCACGAACTGAAACCGTCGCTGAGAAACCGAGCTTTAGACACGCATGGAAGTACAGCAAATTCTGTCTTGTACCTGTTCAAGAATTTTACGAACCCAAATACATTGATGGTAAAAGCCACTGGTACACAATCAAACGGGAAGATGGCCAGCCTTTCACTGTTGCAGCTATTTATGAAGATGCGGTAATTAAAGACTCTAAAGTTAGATCATTTTCAATGCTGACAATTAATGCCGATCAGCATCATTTCATGAAGCAATTTCACGCCCCTACAGATGAAAAACGCTCAATCATCGTCATACCAGAAGAATATAGGAGTGATTGGCTAAATGTAGACCATGAGCATGCCCATGAATATTTTTTAGAAATGCGTGATGAATTTGTCACTTTTCCACGAGATAAATAAAAAATATAACGACTCATTTTGTCGGCCCACTGATTATCCACAGTTTTTAAATTTGAATTTAAATTACTAGAAAACTATCATGAATTTGATTTTGTAACGATTTCAAAAAAATGAAAGAAAGGATAATCGCGCTCATCGACATTAATAATTGTTATGTGTCCTGTGAACGCCTGTTTCAGCCCAAATTAAACAATAGACCAGTCATTGTACTCAGTAATAATGATGGCTGTGCTGTTGCACGTTCCCAAGAAGCAAAAGACTTAGGGATTAAAATGGGTGTGCCCCTATTTCAAATCAAAGACATAGTTGAGAAACACAATGTCGTCGTTCTATCAAGCAACTATGCTGTCTATGAAGAAATGTCACATAGATTCACAGCGACTATAAAATCATTTGTGAGTGAAAAAGATGTTGAAGTTTATTCTATCGATGAAACGTTTGTTGAGCTTACAAGCTATGCAAATCAGGATTTAAACGTACTCACTGGAAAGATAAAAGACGCCCTTTTAATGTGGCTTGGTCTACCCGTGTGTATTGGAATTGGTAGATCAAAGACAGAAGCCAAAATGGCAAATCATATTGCTAAGAAGAATAAGCATTTTAATGGTATTTGCAATTTAGTTGAAATGGACCCGTGTTCTAAAGAATCACTATTTCAATCAATCGATGTACGTGAAATTTGGGGTGTCGGTCGCAAGCATTGCAAAAAGCTTCATTCACTGAATATTAAAACAGTTTTTGATTTGGCCATTGCAGATCCAGCGTTTATCCAAAGTCAATTTTCTGTTGTGATAAAGCGGACTGTTCTAGAGTTACAAGGCACAGCATGTATTGAACTAGAGGAAGTAGCGCCCGATAAGAAGCAAATTGTTTCATCCCGTTCATTCGGGCAACGTGTCTCAGATAAAGACGCTTTGTCAGAAGCAATGAGTTGCTACATACAAGCTGCAGTTAAGAAATTAAGGCGTCAGAATGGTTTGACTGGATGCGTTATAGCATTTGCTCACTCAAACCCTTTTGATACTAAGAAGCCATTTTATAAGGCAAGTGTGAGCGTTTCTTTTCCAGAGCCTACAGATAGCGCAGCATTGATCATTAAGCATGTTTTGAAGCAAATGGATAAGGTTTATAAAGAAGGTGTTGAGTTTAAAAAGTGCGGTGTGATTCTGACTTGTATTGAATCAAAGTCGAGATATGTACCTGATTTGCTTGCTGACTATGAAGCTATTCAAAGGAATGAAAATTTACAGTCTGTTTTAGAACAAGTTGACGAGAGGTTTGGTAAGAAGTTGGCGATTGGACCATGCCTATTGAAAGACAGGACTTGGAGCATGAGCCGAGAAAAATTGACGCAGAATTATTTTAGTTGGGATGGTTTATTGCAAATTAATGGGTAAAATAGCTCTGACATATTGTATTTAAAATCAAACATGAAAGCTGATATTAAAAGAACATTTATTGATACTTTTGGAAGAATTTCATACCTATTCGTAATATTCTTCTTTTTTATTTTCATTTTATATTTACATAATGATGTTGAAGGCGCATTTAAAGAGGCATGCTCAACAAGTTTAAATTTTTTATCTGCTCTTACCACCATCGGTGCGGCATATATTGCTAGTAGCTTATACACTGACTGGAGAGATACAGAACGATATAATATAGCTAAAGAAGCACTTATCTCACTTGTAAAACTTAAATCACACTTAGATGTGAATTTTAAAAATGCTAAATATCATTTAGAAAGCTTTAATCTAAATGCTCAGCCTGAAAATCTTTCAGGAACTTACATTGCTCAAAGAATAAATGAGGCAAGAAGTTCCCAAGCAGAAAAAGAAGAATATAAATCTAAAGCAAATTGTTTATTGTCTGATTTTTATGAAAAAATTGATATTTATGAAAATATTTATAATCAGATTATTTTAAGAAAAGAAGACAGAGATTACAATTTTAAAAGTTTTGTATTTTTTATATCTTACATGTATACCAAAGCTTATGAAGGAAGTCCTGAAGATATCAATATTGTTAATCAACTATCAGACTCAACAAAAAGAATTTTTGAAGAACAATATTTTGATGATTTACTTACCAAGCTTAAGAATAAAACCCTTATTTAAGAGCTTTATTCTTCACATCATTCAAAGCACTACACTCATTGTATTTAGCAACTGTATCAATGATCCAAAGGGTGATTTCTTTTCCCTGCCCTGACTCTAATTTTAAGAGCTTAGGGCAAAGTAGCACATTAAAATTGATAAGAAAAAATATCTAAAATTTCGTATGAGACGTATTATGTTAATTTTAGAATTAATATTGAGAAAATAACGATGGAAATTGATCATATTTTTATATGTACTGAATATAATGCTCCAGCTGCTAACCTACTAAAATCATTTGGTTTAACAGAAGGTTCATCTAATACTCATCCAGGGCAAGGAACAGCTAATCGTAGATTCTTTTTTAAAAACTTCTTTATCGAATTGCTATGGCTAGAGAATGCTGATGAAGCAAAGAGTGCGATAACTGCTCCAACAATGCTTTATGACCGACTTACATCAAAAAGTGGAGATATCTCACCTTTTGGGGTTTGCTTCAGACCGAATAATCAAGCTGATAGAGAAGTGAAATTTCCAAGCTGGAGCTATCGACCAAATTATTTACCTGATAGCTTAGAAGTCAATATTGCTAAAAATACCTCATTATATGAACCAATGTGGTTTTTTCTATCATTTGCCTTAAGACCAGAATTAGCCACAGAACCTAAAAGACAACCCTTAGAACACTTAAATGGATTATCTGAAGCAACCACTATAGAAATGACAATTCCCAATTCTGATAAAAATTTTAGTCTGTCCGATCTACAGCAACTTGGGATACTAAATATTATTGATGGATCACACCATTTATTAGAAATTACTTTTGATTATGGTAAACAGGGACTTACTTATGACTTTAGACCAGATTTACCAATGATTTTTAAATATTAAATCTATCAATTTAACATATTTGACGTTTTCTAAATTAGCCCTCAATCTGAGGGCCATGCTTCCCTTAATCTTTCTGCATCAGCTGCGTGTCCACTGGCTTTTAAAAGTGATATCCTTGTACCTAATATTTACTAAAAAACAATGTTGCAGAATCATATGTTTAAAGAGGGAAAAATCACAACCTACAATGAAAATAAAGGTTATGGTTTCATTCAACTTGAAGATCATGAGAAAGATTTATTTTTTCATATCAGTGATTTTCCAAACAAGACATTTCCTCCAAGAATCGGAGAAAGATTAAAATTTCGTATCGTTAGTGAAAACGGAAGAATAAAAGCAGAAAATATTATACGTTTAGATTTTAAGATCGAAGAGAAACAAAGCCCTAATTTTAGTAAGCGTCAAGCTCGTTCACACTACAATAAGAGAAAACCACAAGAAAAGAGATTCAATTTACTTGAAATTTTTATTGGTGTATTTATATTTTCGGTATTTTTAGCTGTTTTAATACCCTTTTTATCAGGAATATATAAAAGAGAGACCTTGAAAAGACAACCCGTTGAACTTGTTGAAAGAATCTCATCTACTACAACTAATTCAGTTCAACAATATCATTGTGATGGACGTGTATACTGTAGTGAAATGAAATCATATGATGAGGCAGTATTTTTTATAAATAATTGCCCAGGAACAAAAATGGATGGTGATGGAGATGGAATCCCATGCGAAAGTCAATTCTGATAGATCCCCCTAAAATTTAATTATAATTAAGTTGTAAAAAGCCCAGAGAAGTACTTATTTATGTAATATTATGCCACTCCATTAAAAACATAAATATTCATAAAAACAATCAATTATAAAATTCAAAAAGTTTGGCCATACTTGGTACCAAGTATGGCCAAAGTAATATTTTGCAAATAACGCTATTAGGCTTCCGTCACCTTAGTAGAAGTAATTCCACTCAACACTGGCAGCTTATATCTTGACTCGGCTGGTCTATTTGTCTTGCCATACCAACGGAATTCCTGAAAATCTGACTCGTTGTATAATGCATAACAAACCATATTTGACTGATTACCACCAATACATACTAATTTGCCTGTTTTGCTATCACGTCCAGCAACAAAGCAAACATGGCCACCACCACTTCGAGTTTTAACGGCTACACAACCATAAGCAGGTATTACTAGTTTAGATCCATAGTTCACGTAATCTAATGCGCGATACCAATGCTTTGGATATGTAACACCTGCAGTTTTCAAACACCATGCGACAAATGTACCACACCACGGCGTTTCATCTTCTTGCCACCAAGCACCAAGTGATTTAAGCCATTTTAGGATTGTTGGATTGTGAGCTGTTTTGCTTGTGTTTTCTTTTAAACCTAAATGCTTTTTAGCTTCGATCATCCAAGCTAAATCATTTGTGTTTGATACTGGTGCTGAGATCAGTGTATTCACGCCAGTTAAGTTCAACTCGGGTTCATGCAATTCAGGTTGCTTTTTCAAACGAGCCAAAATCATAGCAACACCAACAAAGGCGCCAACGTATTCTTTCCATTGTTCGGGAATAGAATTTTTAACTTCTTGTGGAATTAAATTCCATACTGTTAAAAAGTGCTCAGAGAATAAACTCAAAGCAAAAAAAATAGCGCTTAAAGCGCCTACTTGTACCGACTTGAGTTTCCAAGCCTGTTTCCAGTTATCGATTAATTTCATTGTCCACCTTTTTTTCAATTAAGTTACTCACAAAATGAGTTCCCATATAGCCAATACCAGATGCAAGGCCGACTGCTACAATTTGCGGAATATGCATCCACTCTAAAAACGTCCAAACTCCGACTGCAAAAAGACCACACATAATTGATTCAGCAAAATCTCCTTTACCTGCCTTCTTTTTGGTTCTTAAATACGCCATGACAAACCCCATAAAAAATGAAGTGATTGCAGTTCCAAATGTGCTAATAAGCTCTTGAAACCATTTCCATAATTCCATGCCACCCCCTATTTTTGGCAATAAAAAAGCACCCGACTGGGTGCATGTATTTGGTTAATTTCATACTTCTATCTGAACCACAGTGCCCTCTGGTGCAGATCTTTTGATTTCATTATTTGAGATAAATACTCGATCACCAGTTTTATATACAATTGAACTGGTGCACATAACTAAGCCTGAATTGTCAGAAACCAAGACTTTGTAATTTGGATGATTTGCTGAGGTAATCACACCTACAAATTCGGGGTTTTGTGGCAATAATGCTAAAAATCTTGTGTAAATATTACTCATTCAACGTCCTTTCAACATTAACGGCTTGGGTGACTGTTGAATAAGTAAAAGAAACATTTACTGAGTCAACAATCCCCCACCACTGACCATTAAATGCAATTACCTCTCCTGGTACACATTCTCCAATTTCTTCTATCAAAGGCAATTCGAATTCGTGACTCTCTACTCGAGCAGACTTTGCTAGTTTTGCTTTACCAAACCCTCCCATACTTACGGCATTAAATAAAGGGTTACTTACGGGTTCTAGCAGAATATCACCAGCAGTGTCACGTCTTCGAATCTGACCAACATTTCCATTTCTAGGATTTGTTAAAGTAATTGCATTAAAATCAAGCAACTCTTCAAAGCTTTCACTATGTTGAATCACGATACTTTCTGGTAAATTTCGATCATAGTCTTCTAAACTTAAGGAATCCCAAAAAGTCTTTTTATAAAGTGGTTTTATCGAAAGCGTATTACTATCCTTTTCACTATAAACAAAACCACCTCCAGCTTCAGCAATAAGCTTTATTGCATCGATTGGCGCTAAATTCGTATAACTCAGACTTTCAGTTTCAATGATCCAACCAAGCTCATCAATAAGCTGCCAATTTAACTGTGTAAAACTATTGACTCGATCAAGCTCTGCTTGTGCTAGTTGTACAGAAGTTCGCTCATTTTCTTGCAAATATGAACGTAATGGAGAATATTTGCTTTCAAGAAGTGCTGTTTGATTACGACCTGTTAAATTATAGGTGGTGTATGCAAATTTCTGAGATTTCGAGTAATTTTCATACATCATCAAATGAATACTCCCATTCACATTAATTTTTAATACATCACCTTTCTGAAGTTTGACCATTTCAGGTTCTGCTACTGTAAGATTATATGACCAGCACCACTGACTACGATCAGTGCTGTAAGATCCATTGAGTACTTTAATTTCTTCATTTGTTCGAGTATTAATAATTGATACTTTATTCACGATATGCCACCAATTTTTATTAGCTATGGAGGGAATACAATCATCAACACCAAAATTTAATATGAGATTGTGGGCATCTAACTCAGTGCAGGCACAAATAAAATTAAAATCTGTATCACCATCAAACTTTGGTTTTTCAGGTTCTAGCCAAGGTGTAATCGAGTGCTTTCTATAATGTACTGGCTTGGCTTTATCCCAAGCAAAGTCACATGTCGTAACCAGCTCTAAGCCTTTATCCCAATCGATTTGGTATTGCATTTCAAAGTGCTGAGCCACATCAAAACTATAAGTAAACTGCTTACGTTTACGAACCAATTCAACCCAATCTATAGACCTTTGAATATGTAATTTATTAGACTCCTCAAAAACCAAAGATTTTGTTATTTTGATTCGTTCATTGTCTTGCCATGCAATACATGAATCAGAACCCAGTCCCGTGGATTCTTCAAATATCATTTTAATAGAATGGCTGAGACTTGATGCTTGATCATGTTTAATCTTAGATACATGAGTAATACTTAAACCATGATCATAAAAAATTGCACTATTCAGCGCCTTGAGTATAGGTTTTGAGAACCTTAAGTTATTGCTTCTTAAGATATGTTTAGTGAGTTGATAGCTTGCACTAAGTTCAGCAAAGACACCCAGATTAAAGTTAATATCAAATTGCGCATTTAAGTTTGGTTTGAAACTTGTATTAAACTCAGCCTCAATTGTGCAGAACTGATCAATTCTAGTGGCTTCAATTATTGCAATAAAACTTGATGAGACTTCACACTCTAACTGACTAAGCTGACCTTGAAGCACTTCAACTTCAGCATTAAACCCAGTCTGCAATTCAGCTTCCAGTAGGTTTAATGTGAAGCTCTCTGCGATAATTTCTGAATTAAATGATGTATAGATTTCAGCAATTAATGACGCTTCTTGTATCTCGTCTACACCGAAATTTAATACAAGATTATGAGCATCAATACTCTTAACTTCATCTTTAAAATTAAGATTAGTTTGCAGTGGATCAGGTGGCGTATAGTTTGGCACATCTACACCCCTTTTATTATTGAAGTGTTGGTTTTAAAACAATGGAATTGAACATTAATGTTGAGCCAGCCACCAAAGTTGGATTGTTTAAAGTGATATGAGAACCCACTTCAAAATCAGCAACCGCTTTGCCTGCAGCTGAAAATAAACGAGCAAAAATAGCTGTACCGTTTCTCAGCACGATTGCAGCATCAGTTTGTTGTAATTCGATGCTGTCTGCATTTAATTTCTTAAAACATGGCTTGGGCAATGTCATTGTAACCAAGCGCTTTGATTCATCAGCCTCTATAGTGGTGTTTGCTGGCTTAGAACTACTATAAAAAACAAAGGTAGCATTTTCGCTACCTTGATCAATATAGTTTGTCAGAGCTTGAAGTTGTGTAAGCCCAGCTTCAATTGATGGTATTACTGCACTCATTTTGCTTTCACTCCATCGGCTATTACAGCGTTATATTCACGTTTAGGATCAAATGCAGTCACAAAGCATTCAAGCCCGACAGCTAGGTTTCTAAAAGTATATGATCCGTCTGACTTAGATAAAGTGGTCCATAAAAGCTGTTTATTGCTTCTTTTAAATACACATACTTCGACACCCGGATAAATCACATTCAATTTTTTTGTTGTTCCCTTGATTTGTCCCAAACCTTGATCTGAATTTAAAATCAACATGATAGGTTTTGGTCGTTTAATTACTCGATAACCTAATTGTTTCAATTTTTGATAATTAGGAACATATTCCCCATAAAAACAGCGTAATATTTTAATATTAGACAATTTTTATCTCCTCAATAGGGGCAGCCAAGTAATTATTAATTCCGTTAGCACCAGCCATGCCACATAAGTAAATTTTTGTGCCCAAATCAATTTCTGAAATTAATGCCGGCAGAGTGTCTTTTGAAGGTGCATTAGTATTTTTTGTATGCACAACATATGCCCCACCGGATACGACTCCTAAATTTTGTCCCGTTCCAATATCATAAACGAAAATATTTTTTGCAGTTGATGTATTGAATGTATCAATTGCATCAGGTAAAAAACTTGAAATCGCATTGTCTGTAATACCCAATATTTGGCTTGTATAGTCAATTGCCCCAAATTCCCTCAAAGCAACCTTGAATTTTCCAAGATATGCTGCTCCTCGAGCACCCTCATTCTGCCCATCACCAGTATTAGAACTTGTTAAGGGCTGTGAACTTATTTCCCCTATAACAATGTGAGAATTTAGCGAACTATAGCCAATATTTAATACAGGCAAGATTGCATTAAATCGATTAGCATATCCTCCAACACCAATTTTTCCAGACATAATAAAATGATAAGGACTTCCAACCACCACCCATTTCCCATAAGTGGAAAAACCCTGAGTGTAGGTAAAATCATTTGCTGCACTGGAAGCTGCACCACCAAACTCAAGAGCGAATGGGGCTGATGCTGTATTTAGGTTTACATAATCCTGACTAGCATTTGTATCAGTAATTTTTCCAGTTGAAAGATCAGCTGTTTTACCTATAGAAATACCGATTCTATTTCTTTGGCTTAAAGCAGTCTGAAATACCACTCGCATAAAATATTCAGACTCATCCAATGCTTTGATTTTATAAATATGAATATTGGCTTGCTCGTAAACTATTTGCATACCCAAAGGCGCGACATATGTTGTAAATCCACCTATGATATTATTTGGGGCATTATCAATCGTTAATGTGACTGTATTGCTGGTAACACTATCAATCACATACTCACCTAATATCCTAGGTGAATTAATCTTAAGCACTCGGTCAGCAACATAACCATGATTTACTCCATAAGTTAAAACAACTTGATTGCCTGTAACCACAACACTAGAGACGGTTTGCGTGTTGTAGCCTTGAGCAAGCATTTTCTTAAAGCGATCAGGAAATAGATTTTTAGAACCAGCACAAAAATCTAGACCTACATCTGATAATTCCATAAGTTTTGTTTGAGTTTGTTTCATCATTATTGTGCCTATAAAAAAGACCGCTAATGCGGTCTCTGTAGAATGTGTTTAGATAATTCGATCAATATCACCACGAAGCATGATTTGGAATTGATCCGTCAGTTCAGTTGGTTCTGATTGCTTAACAGTGCGTATTGTCCAGATCGGGTACATTGCAGAGATTGAGTTAAAGCGTAAAACATTGCTATTCGCCCAACCCGCTCCCCAGCCTTCCTTTTTAATCACAAAGTATGGGACTAAAGTAATTGGATTGATTGGGGCAAAATCAGTATTTGTGCTTCCTGTACCAACCTCACCTGAATATTCACCAATACATTTGAAAGTTGTACCACTTACAAACACGATCGCCCATCGCTCTTGAATCGCACCTTTATTAGTCATTTGGATAGGATAAATTGCATCATTATAATTTGCGGAAATTACGCCACTTGATGCCTCATCTGCCCAAACATTATTCCAGGTCTGTTGAACAAACTTTTGAGTGTAACGTGCTTGCATCTCATCAATAACTAGAGCTGAGCCCACAATGGTATTTTGTGCATCATAGTGATGTGTGAGTTGCTTAGTAAATGTAAGTTGCCCATTGATCTGAACGTCACGCAATAACCCCATATCTTGATAGCGATATTGAGCAGTCAAAGGTGGTGTAAGAGCATTTATCGCAAAGTCACCTGAAAGCGTAAATTTGCCATAATCATAATCAACTACATATTGATCAAATGGCACTTTACCCCCTTTTGAATCAGTTAATTCACACCAAGAAATACGAAGATCAGGCAACTGATAAGTTTTACCTGCCACATGATCTGGCATTACATAATCTTTACTCGCACTAACAACACAAATACCCCCAATTCTAAAGATTGGTACTCTACCATCAAGCGGCAAGCGAGTTGCTGATAGACCCAATATTTCAGCATCTAAGGGAATGTAGGTATAAGCTACAGCGTTATATCGCGCAGATGATGCATCAATCCACACAGGCACATTCAGATATGTTTTAGCTAACTCTTCATATTCAAGTAGTGGGTCATACCAAGGTTTAGCCTCGATTTCAGGTCGATTCGCTACAGTGATTTCAGTTTTAGTGTAAAAATAAATCTCTACAAAACCAGTATTATAATTAATCTTTCCATGTGCCCTACTTGTTTCAATTACTCCATTTTCATTTGCTGTTAAAGTCATCTGACCAAAATCCAATGAAGAAATTACAACAGTTAAAGATTGTGGGCGAAGTGGAATGATTGGCGTTCTGAAACTGAGCTTATTAACTGGTGGCAGATCGGTTGTCGTTGTTAATGATTGAAGCACAACAGTATTGTCGATGTTCGGCGTCCACGTATCAAGTTCAACAACACCATTGCCATAATAAATCACACCAGAAGCAATACCACTATTTGTCGCTGGATCTACATTTCGATATAAAGTGCCTGTGCGATCAAGAAAAGTATCATTTCCTATTTTGAAACGGACTGATCCATTTAAAATTTGTTCATCATATCCTGAAGATAGTTCAAACTTAACTTTCTCGGCAATCACATTTTCTGTCGTAGCATTCAAACCGGAAGTATCACGATATACAACTTGAACATTCACAGAGCTGTATGCCTTGAGCTCAATATCTTTATCATCAATACTGGATGTTTGTGGAGAGTAAAATGCCATATTTCCTCGCTTTAATTTGAACCAAAGACAGATGTTGTTGTATAAACCAACACGAATTCTTTTCTGGTTAATGTTGGTGTAACTTCCACAAGCCCTGTTGAATAGTTAATTGAACCTTGAACTCTGGATTGGCTATCCACTAGATTTCCCAATGTTGAAGTAATGGGCACATCAGTAAGGGTTACGAAATCCGTCACTGCTTTATCTGTAGATTCGATAGGAATCTTTAGAGATATGCTATTAGGTTGGAGTGTTGAGCCTGTACCAATTGTGAAAGTTAATTTTTGACCTGTATCTGGATTAACATTCGAAACTGTTTGCGATTGGGCTGTTCCATAATTATAAGTAACAACAAAAGCAGTATTCATTTGAGGCAATTTCAAAGGAATGATTTCACCAATACCTGTTGTGTAATTAATTGAGCCTGTCGCATCTCCTGTAAATTTTCCCTGAGCATTACTGATTGCTTTTTTTGCAACACCTTCTAATAACCAATCAACTGTTACACCTGGTGCAATACTGTCTTTATCTAACTGAAATGCAAATACAGCTTTGTTGACTGGCAATCCAGAGCGTACGAAAGTAACAATTGGTGTGCCCCAAAGCAGCAGAATTGGTGAGCCAACATCAGGCAAAGCACCAGCTGTCAGTGCCCAAGATCCAGTTTCATAATTAATTCGTCCAGAACCAAACGATGTGCTCGAACCTTTTAATTGTCCAGAGCCATCATCTTTTAATTCATAGAACTTACCTTGAGCCATGTATGAAATGGATAAGCTACCCGGTGCAGGAATTGGTACTAAAACCCCTGTCCAGTTTGTGCTTTGATTATTTTGAGTAACTGGAATGGAATAGCTTTGAAAATATTGGCTAGGCGCAACAGCAGGTGTAAACGTAATAACTAATGTTGTGCTTCCAGTCCCTGCGGATGCTGACCATTGAATTAAACCACGTTGATAATCAATCGTTCCAACCTGAGCACCTTGCACATTCTTAAGCAATCCGCCTTGGTCTATAACTTGCTGACCAAATAAAGTGAATGAAACACTTGAAGGCATTACGCTGGAACCAATGTAAAGGTTTTGGCTTGTACCAATTGTTGTAGAAAAATTAGCAGAAATTGCGCCTGAATTACCTGGTACTAAAACCACACTCTCACCTGCAGCATTCACATCGACAATTGGTGATTCTGTTTGCGCTGATGGAATAAGCTGAGTAAACACATCGCCAACATTGACTGTGTATTCACCTAATTGCGCGTCTGTCTTTAGTTTTTTGGATGAATAATACAAGCCTGTATCAGCAACAAGGGTGTCACGTATAATTGTTTGACTCTTTTCACCTGAATACCATTGTTTAACAGAAAGTCCAACATAATCTTGATCAAGTGGATCGCTTAATAAGTAAGTGGCAATCTTATATTCAACCTGTTTGCTATCTACAATCATGATTGCAATACGAGTTTCAACCTTAGTGATTCGCACATATTGCTCATGTTGCAGTGCTTTGCCTTCATTCGATACGAGTACAATCGTATCACCCACAGATGACTCTACTTCTTGCGGAAACATAATTGCTTGAAGAGTCTTCATACCCTGATAGTGTGTGTCCTGTGGGATGCCAGCCGTTTGACCACCTTTAGCCAAATAATTTTCAATGCGGTTCTGCGCTGACTTGCGTTGATCTGTCCAACTCTTTGTACTAAACAATAGTGCTGACACATTTGGATCTTTCGGCAATTCAGATACGAATACCGTGGCGCCCATAAGCTTATCTGTGTCAGCAGTTGTGACAGCTGGAAAAATCTTTCTTAAAGATACATTCCCCATGGTTCGGTCTAATTCTGAAATATCATCAAAAAGATTATTACTTAAACCATCAACAATGATTTCACCATTATATTTTCCACCACCATCTTCATTATCAGTAAGTCGTTCGGACTCATAAATCACCAAATCTTTAGTTTCAATTGGCATCGCTTATCTCCAAAAATCTTAGTGTCACGTTATATTCGTCATCTTCAGAAACAGTCGGATGCTCAAGCACAGGATTTGCTTCAATTGCCTTATCTTGATGATTAAAAACAATCTTGAACGTGCGCTTGTCATGAAAATAGTTAAACTGAAGTTCAAATTTTTCTTGAAGAATTGACCAGTCTTTTAATTTGCTAACAATATGTCTTTTGAGCCATGCCATATTTTTATCTGCTGTCAAAGTAATCGGACGCCCCGATTTCTTTTTACCCTCTTGTATAATCAAGGCTCCATCTACTGCGCGATCTTGTTTCTGTTCAATTGGATTCCAATCAAATTCATCAGACCATAAAAAACCGTCAGATAAAGTGACGGTTTCTTGGGTAGATATACGTTTTAATTTCATGGTTTAACTACTCTTTTTAATTGTTTCAAGCTGTCTAAACAGTTCGTTTAGTGCGCCTTCTTGACTCGCATTTCCCGTCAAGGAAATATTCTGCCCATTAAAATTAAAACTATATTTAACTGTCTTACTTGGATCAGAATTGCTTAAAAGTGCAGCTGAGGTATTCTTCTGAGTTTCTGCATAAATATTTGGCGCTAAAGATTGCATTGTTGATTGACCTTTTCCGTCAGAATAACGCTGTAATGCCTGTTCGATGTATCTTGAACCATCATAGCCAGCCAATCCTTTCTTTCTTAGCTCTTGATATAACATGCCTGAAATATCCGTAAGCCCACCAAGACTTCGATTCTTTTGCAAAACGTCTTGATCTTTTGCTAGTGCAGTACCAAAAATACTTTGAGCAATTGAATCTGCTTGAGCATCGTCATAACCCATTTTTTTAAGCTCATCACGTACATAACTCTTCGTATATGATGTACTTGAAACGGCATTTGATTTTTTGGATTTTTCCTCTTTCGTTTTGGCCTCTGCCTCAGATTTTGCACTTAAAGCCTCATTCCATGCATCAATTGAATTTTGAGCCTCTTCTCTTGCAACCACACCCATTTCACGATAGGCACTTGTTACACCGCTTGAAACAGTCGAAGCATGAGACGAAGCTGCTTTATTCATTTCATCATAAGTCTGTACAACTGCCTTTCCTGTATCATCAACTTGAACAGATAACCCAAGTGATGCAGCTTTTGCTTGAGTATGAGCAATTACAGCTTGATCACCTGAAGCAATCGCTGCTTGAATGGTTCTTTCATAAGCTTGTCTTAAACTTTCAGCGGTCGCTTGGCCACTACTTTGAATGGTATTAAAATCTGCCAAAGCTGATTGGGCTGCAAGTTTTAACTGCTCTTTAGTTTTAATCCCCAGACGTTCAAATGCTTGCTCAACAGGATTAAGATCATCTGGTAATTTCTGAACAACTTGTCGGATGGCTTGCATTCCCATTGCGACCTGTTCAGTAGATAGCTTTCCTTGTACACCAAATTCTTGAAGTTTAGATTTTGCATAATCAATTTCAGTTTGTGACTTTGCTGTTTCTAACCATTTTACCCACGCTTGATATGTGACTTCACCAGCTTGTTTGCCCTGAACTCCCAAAGCTGTGAGATTATTTGAGAAGTTAACAACATTTACTTCCCCAGCTTTGAACTTTTCTGAAATTCTACTTAATAGAATATCTAAGTCTAGATCTAGAGCAGTAGCTGCTTTTCTTGCAACATCAGCGGAAGATTTCAAACCTGATGCAACCTCGGCTGAACGCGATTTTCGAGCTATATTTAATTCTTCTTCCTTTGTGTTTATAGCTGCCAATGCATCTTGCGTAGATTTTAAAGCATTTAAATCCCCAGTTTTTCTAGCTTCTTCAAATTGCTTTGTTAAGTTAATTCTTTCGGCAGCACTACTCTTAACAAAAGTTTGATAATCCTCCTCAGCTTTAATTGATTGTTTCTTGGCTAACTCGATAGCTTTTGCATTATCTTCAGTTGCCTTTTTTGCCTCGAGCATTGATGTAACTACAACTTTACCTGATGCCTCTAAAGTCACCATGTAACCTTTACTAATTAAATCAGCTTGCAATACACCATCCATTACACCTTTGTTAGCTTGAATGGCTGCTTCAGCATATTGTTGAACAGCTTTTAGTTTTTCATCCTCACTTGCTTTTTTACCTGTCGTTTCAGTTAATTGGTCAGCTAGAATTTGATCAAGTTTCACTTTTGAAGAAGCAACAGCTTCAGCATCTTTTTGTTTTTGAGTTTTAGAAATTGACTCAAGAGCTTCAATTCCTTTGGATTTAAATTCTAGTGCTCCTTCTGAAGCTTTTTGATAATAGCCTTGGGCTTTTTGAGATAATTCTTCATATTCTTTTAAAGCTGCATCTTTGTATTCACCAAAAAGTAGTTTAGATTTCCAATAGGTAAACGCAGCAGCCACATCATATACAGCACCAGCCAATAAACTAATACCAATTTTTAGCCCACTAAATCCATCACTAATAAAGCCAATTACGACATTAAATGCTTGAAATAGTTTTGTAAGACCGTTGGTTTTATCAGTTAAACCATCAACACCACTTTCGAAATCAAACACACTTGAAAGTGCCGTATTAAGTAAATCAAAGGTGACTTCAAAAGTGCTGCCTAAAACACTTCCTATGTTTTTTAATGCTTCATAAGCTGAAAGCAATGCAGTTTTTAGTGCCTCAATTGTTGCAGGGTCAATTTTCTTAAGTTGATCACCAACCCAAACAAACCCCTCCCCAATGTCGTAAAGCACAACATCTAGATCTTGAATATTATCGGCAAGTATTACAAGCCACTGGGCCACAGTAGATGAAGCCCCATTTGCCTGATCCATTTGACCAATTAGAATCTCCCAACTTGTAGATATTCGTTGTAAAGCATTACTAATCGTTGTTGGGAATTTATCATATGTTGCTTGCACTGATACGGATTGACTTTGAAGCGCCTTTACTACACGTTCAGAAGAAAGTTCGCCAGCTTCAGCCATCTTGCGAAGCTCACCTGTAGTGACACCTAAGCCTCTAGCTAAAGCTTCAGCTAATCCATAACCACCTTCCATGATGCTGTTAAATTCTTCACCTCGAAGAACACCACCTTGCATCGCTTGAATAAATTGAGTGACTGCACCATCTGCAGCTTCTGCTGTGCCACCACCAATCTTAATCGCCTGGGTAACCGTCTTTGTTAGTTCTAACGCTTGTTGTTGCGTCATCCCCATATCTTTACCCACAGTGTTTAAACGAGTGAATAAATCAGCTGTTGTGGTCAGATTTGAATTGGTAGCTAAAGCAACTTGATGGACACCAGCCATTGCTTGATTAAAGTTACCACTATCTTTAGTGGCAATATTTATACGCGCTGATAAGCTTGTATACGAATCTGCAGCCTGAGCTATTCCTTGTACACTTAGGCCAACTCCAACCGCAGCCATTGCAGCAACTAATGCATTTACGGCGAACTTAGCACCATTCATTCCCTGCTGTAAGCCAGTAGTATTGGCTAACAGGTTTAAACGAAAATCCATTGATCCTAAAGCCATATATTCCTCAACTTTTTAGCAGGCAATAAAAAACCACCCGAAGGTGGCTATTGATTTTTATGTATAATAACGTGTCAAATAGGACAGATTAATTTACAAATAGAAGTTGTTTAAGTATTAAATTATGTAATTGCTCAAAAATATAAATTGGGATACTACTCACCATTTGTGCTACATATAACAATATTCAGTTAATATTAAAGAATTGTTCATGTACTTTGAACTTAACTCGCTATTCATTTCTGATTTAAACTTATTGTCTTGCATAAAATCTATGAATCCATCGACTCCATAATCAAAAGACTTGTACAGATTCTGCTTAACTATCTCATCACAATAATTAGTAGTTTGTCTTACTTCTAAATCTCTTCGAATATTTTGTAACTCCTTAACAGGTTGTGCTAAGGCCATTCTAGGCGTGGATGATGCTATCTTGACTGCATCAGCCCATCGTCCAGCTAAATCTGAATAGAACTTTTTACCATCGCTAGAAATTTTTTCAGATTCTATTATCTTCTTCGCTTCATTTTGATCAATATCGATTTTGGATTGAATTTCTTTTATTTTGAGATTTAGTTCTGCAGTATACTTCTCATTCTTAACTTTTTGCTGTTGCTCAACTTCAGCCTTTTTTAATCGAGCCATATCTTCTTTATTACTTTTATTTATAAAATAACCTACCAATAAAACAATAATAAGGAGAGCACCTACAATATATTTCACAATTAACGCTCCCAAACAATTCTAGTTATTACCCCACCAATAACTGTTAGTGTGTACCTTACGCTATCAATCGTATAGCGGTAATCTGTAGCAAAAGCTAAACGCCCGTTTGCATCCCTTGTTTTATATTCATAAGAAGATTCAGGATTACCTAATGTTTGAATCATATTGCCTTGAGAATCACCTTTACTCACAAAACTATTTGATGATCTAACACTTTGTGCTTCAGTAGCAGCATATATATTGGTAGAAGCTAAAAATAAAAAAGCTAAAAATAATTTTTTCATGATATTCCCCTCATTATTTGAACAGAATATATATTGCCTAGAGGTTGTGCAATGTGAAAATTACCCTTTATTCATGCTATCGATATACTTGTTAAATCCTTTTTTGTCAGCATGATAAGCAACACGCATATTATTTCCCATGCTTAGCAAGCTATTTCTTTCATTTCGTTGTGCTGCCTTGAGGTACTCTTTAAAAGTTCCAAAGCTATAATTTAAAATATCTAAATGTCTATGCCCTTTACTTATTAAGTACTGAAATGAATCAAACCATGTGTACTTCTCTTTAGAATCAGTTTTTTTATTATTTTCTTGATTGAAATATGCTTGATTTACTTCGACTAGATTCTTAAATAGCTCAAGTAATTCACCGTCATTTTCCAATAATTTAGGATCTAAGTCTGAAACATTTGTTGCTAATGTAGCAACCATGATTACTTGAAATTTAAGTTTTTTAAAAACATCAGCAAATACTTCATCGCTAAAATTATTATTAAACATAATTCTAACTGGCTCAGCAAATTCAGACCACTGATCAAAATCTTTCATCATAACTTGTCGGATTTCAATTTCATCTTTAAATGCAGATCTATTCGAAGCTAGAAAAAACTCATTCATATTGATTACCCGAAAACAGGCACAAAAAAAGACGCTCATACGCCCCTGTGCCTGTTGTCTTAATTATGCTACTGGAATTGTCACAACATGGCCGTATAAACCAAGTGTAGGATCTAAGCCTTTTTCAGTATCTGAAAGTGCTTGACCTGAGATTTCATATTGACCTAGTTCTTCATGGATCAATGGGAAAGTTGTTTCAGGTGATTTTTTAGTACGCCACAAACGTACAGCAATATTTTCACCTGTTGCAGTATTGATTCCTTTAAAGAACAACTCATATTCTTTATTGAATTCACTTGCGATCGTTGTGTGACTTACCGCACCAGTGGTAAAGCTTGCTGTAACTGGGTCCGCAATTAACTCATTAAATGTAATCGTACCAAACACTGCATCAAGCGTATATTTATCAGCTGCGATCGTCGTAGATCCCGTTTTAAAAGATACTTGAGTTAAGTTGTAGCCATCAAGTTTGATTTCTTGACCAACCTTAATTGTTCCTAGTGCCTGATCAGCAACTGTAACACTTGCAACTTCAGACTTCATACCCGACAAGATATATTGCAAATTGGCTTCATCAACTTCTTCAAGCTGCCCTTTGAAATTAACACCTGTTGTCTTGGTTAATACAAAATCGGTGGTCCGTTGTCCTGATGTGCTTTCTTGATGTTCAACCTGATCTGTTGTGATTTCAAGTTCGAATTCAGGAACGTTACCAAGATGACGCATCCCCCCAGCAACACCATTCGCAATCTCAGATAGATAAAATTTACCCTGAAGCGAAATATATTTTTTAGCCATCTGTTTTGACCTCTTTAGCTGGTTTTGTTTGTGCAGATGGTTTCACTCCTTCAATGATCTTATCTGCTTCTAATCGTTTAATTTGGTCATCTGAAAGACCACCAATAGTGTCACCTTTCACAAAGCGGCCTACAGGCTGTAAAGCTTTATATGTTTTCATATTCACCATGATTTAATCATCTGTGCTTCAAATAAGAATGGGAAAAATGCCCGTCCTGCAGTTGTCTTACCTATAGGCACTCCAGCATCAACACGCAGGAATCGTTTGTATCCGACAATCTGCGGTTGGTAACCTTGCATTGCAGCAAGAATTTTTCTGATATATGGGTCAGCTAATTGGCGAATCGACATAGTTTCATCAAGTTGAGCTGATGCATCAGAAACACCAAGCGCGATCAACCACTGTTGATAAATTGCATTGGCTTTGCCATCTCCTGATGTATCAGAGATGCGGTCACCAACATAGATAATGCCTATACCCACATCACCAATAAGACATTCAAAAAGATCATCCACATTGAACGGCGTAACAACTTCATCAATATCAGGTAGTTCAGTTTTAATACGCTTCAAAATATCCTCTTCAAGCGCAAAATAGTTATCAATGTTTTGCATCAGTTAAAACCTTGTATAAATATTCTTCAATTTCAAAGAGTATTTCTTGTGAATCATCAACAGAAATTCCCATAAATGGACGAGGTGGGATATAAACGGCCTTAACCTTTACCCAACCACCTGTTGGTGTTTTAAATGTTAAATACTTACCTGATTTTGGTTTAATCGTGCCCCCAAAATGCAAAATAGATGCATATTTAACATTTGTTCCAACACTAATCGTATTACCCTGAACCTTTGCGATAATTGAATTATGCAATCGACCAGTATCACGTAGAGTTTCCCCACCTTGGACTTTAGCTCGCCATGACTTTTTCCAAGGCTTATCATCAGTGCCAATTCCTGTGCGAATTCTTTGTTGCACATTAAATTCGAGAATATCTGAGATATCCTGCCAAAGTCCCGATGGATCCTCTACACGATCAACAACTCGTCGCATAAACTCCTGCAACTTATTTTGACCATGCATCTGTATAGAGTCAGTCATATCAAATACTCGGCATGTTATTTAAAATACTGTCTGAGAAAACTCCCCCTTTATACGTTGTACCAATTGGCATAGTTTTCGGTGATGTATCTGCAATAGCCGTCTCTTCTTCACCAGATTCATTGATGATTTTGATTGTCAGAATTCCTCGACCTACTGATACTCGCTCTAAAAACGAAATTGCATCTTCATAGCGTTGGCGTACCTCCTCACTTGCCTTAGTCTTCCAAAGCAAGTAACGGGCAATATCACAGATATAAATTTTGAGATTTTCAGGAACTTCAGGTAATGGGATTGGGTACTTCAAACCGATATATCCATCGGCAATATTTGAAGCATCTTGAATTGCTGATTTAACAGACTCATTAGTTGTTAAAGCTTTTTCTAATCGATTGATCTCTAACTCACCAAAGCGCAAGACGAGATCTTCACGACTTGCATACTCAGACATATACCACCTATTTAGCTGATTCCTTTGGCTTCGCAGCAGGTTTGTTATCTGCAGTTTGAGATTTTTCAATCTCGGCAACTTTAGCTTTTAACTCAGCTACTTCAGCTTCTGCTTTATTTTTAGCTTCTGTAAGCGAAAGTTCATTTGCTTTCAACTCTGCATTTTCTGCAGCAAGCGCAGCCATTTGGGATGCAAAGTTACTCTCTTTAGGCTGTTCAATGGCTTGCTCTTCTTCAATAGCCCCAGATGCTAAAAGGGCCTGAAGTTGTTTAGCTTCAAGCCCTTTGATTTCATCACCTGGTCGAAAGTGACCAATGGATTGTTTTGCAATGTATTTAGGCATTTGAGCCTCCTTGAGAAATAAAGCCAGTACCGCCACACACGCCATTTTTGTTAGATGGCACTGCAAGTGGCGCTGATTCAGTCATCAAGAAAATTCCGCTTGGATCTTCGTTATACCACTGACGATCAAAGTATTTAGCCACTGCGCCATTTGCTAACATGTTTTTAATTTTACATTGTGCAATTGAGCCTTGAGTATCTGAGATAGCACCAAAATAATCATCAGGGATGAATCGCTTTAAACCATTTTTTAAACGGTAAGTGGCATCATAAACCCACAATTCTTTTTCATCCAAATAGCCTTTAAATGAGGCACCTTCTTGAACATTCAAACTTGGCTTATAAGGTACGGCAATCCCAGCATAAGGTTTCACAAAACGTTCTTTGAATTCTTCATTATTTGATAAAGCCGCCCAAACCTTTCCTGACATAAGGTAGAGTTTAGAAGCACCACCATTTGCATCAAGCAGAAGCTTTTCAATAGCTTCGATATCGGTTACTGGTTTAGCACCAGCCTGATTCCATGGAGTTAATGGTGTAAAGTTCAGGGACGCATCACGTTCATAATCAACCATGTTATATTCATAGTCATCAGATTGAAGTAAATACTTTCCTTTGAGCAATAACTCCGTTGCCATCAATAAAACAGAGTTATCAATCGCATCATGATTTCGCTTCATAACTGCAATTTGAGCAATGACCATTTTTTCCTGATCAGATAATTGCTGACTTCCTGTAGAGATGATCCCTGCAGTACGTAAACGCTCCATTAAGGCTTCATCAAATGAGGTTGCAGGAGTCACCATGTTTTTTGGTTTGTAATACGCTGGTTGAACAAATTCGACCTTTGCTGCACGTTTAGTATCAAAAGGCTTACCAGGTTGATGTGGTGATACTAAGGGTGCAAGATCATGCACTGTATTGATTTCTGCAAGTGGGACCTCATCACGGTCAAATGATGGGCGATTTGGGAACAGCTTATCTAACAGCCAAGTATCCATTGGCTTATAGTTTGTGTGAATAATTGCAAGCTCACCCACATCAAGTAATTCAAGTGGTGCGCCATTGACTGTAAAAGACTGAGGCATTGTTTAAAATCCTTATACTTTTGAAAATTCGATTTTGTTTAGAGTTGCTTTTGCTCGTGCTGCATCATATTTAGATGGCTCTAAATATTCCCCAGCAATTCGCACTGCTTCGATACTGAATACACCACCAAAATAAATTGGAATTTCAATTCCATCAGCTGCCATTTGGGTTGCTTGTTTAGTAGTTACATCTTGGCCACATACAACATTCCAAGTTTTTTCATCTGTTGCATGTGTGACCACATTGGAATCAGATAAAATCAACAGATCCCCAGCTTTGTAAGCCGTTGCAGTAGTCACCTTGGCATTTGCACGACGAAGTTTTTCAACATCTAGATTGAGTGGGCGTGATTCACGGGTCACGTTTGCTAAGTAGGTTTTATTGCTCATTTATTAAGCCCCTTTATTCTGGCCAGCGAATGCTTGCGCACCAGAAGTAAACTTGTGAGGTTGATCTTGATTAGGTGTACCACTTTGACCACCAGTCGCTTGGTGATTGAATAAGTGTTGCAGCGCTGGATTAACTGCAGGAACAGGTTGCTGTTGTTGTCCAGCTGGTGGTTGTTTTGATGAGAACTGGCGGAGTTGTTTAGCCATAAAACTAAAAGCAACATCATCCATATCTGTATAAGACTTAGTGTCATCAGCACTGAATTGAGTGTTTAATTCAGTTTGAAGTGCTGCAATGTCTTCAGTACGTTTTTCAGCTTTAAACTTTTTAAGTTCAGTTTGTGCTTGATCACGTTCTTGCTCTGCTTTAAGACGAGCAGCTTTCTCTTGTTCGAGTTCGCTCACGTTGATGTCCTCTTGTGGAGTTGAGTTTGTTTTACCTGAAAAGGCTTGAATTGATGTCTGAGTGTCGGCTCCTACACCACAGATTGTGATTTCGTGGACTCGCACATTTCTAAAAACATGCAGAGGCCCTGTGAATTCCTGACCATTTACTGTGATGGTCTTACCTGCAGAGATTTCTTCAATACTGTCAGGATCTGCCCACCAAGACATTTGAAACGGATATTCTTCATCTGCGTCAGTAACAATTTCTTGAGCTCGTGGATTAGATAGGAAGTGTCCCTTAGCTTTGAATTTATTGGTTGTCTCAAATTCAGTTGCCACCCCTACACGAAGTCCACCAAAATGCTCTTCTACTAGACCAATCTTTGGCTTTAATTGAATATTTTGAAGATCAATAACTACTCCACTTCGGCCCCAGTAATAGTGGTTATCAATTCGACCACCGCTATATACTTCTGCATCAAATGTACGGCGCTTCTTAGTACCATCTTCATTAATCGAAATTGGTACGTTTACTGCTGTAAATTGATGCTTCAGATGTTCTTTCAATTCATCTGGCATTTTCATACTCCAATAAAAAACCGCCCTCTTGGGCGGTTTTATAATTAATAAATAATTAATTAAAACTTACATCTTTCCAGTCTTTAGGTTTATGTTTGTTTAAAAATTCTGCGTCATTTACTCTAGGCACTGTCTCACCCCAATTAGCAGAATTATTTATTATTGATCTAAATTCAGCATTAGCATTTTTAAAATCGACAACTTCATAATCTTTAGCTGCAAACCATGATTTATCAGGACTAGGATCCTTATTTGTCACAATCTTGTTTTTATCACTTCCAGCAAAATCTAAATAGTGTGTTGTTTTCTTAACAATATACTTAACACCAAATGCATTTACATTATCTGCCAAATGCCCTGTATCTCCTGCTTTACGCGTGTTTACCCCTTTGTGTTCAGTTGTTGAAACAAATTCTGGTTTATCATTCTTCATCCAAACTATCGCATGCTCCCATTCGTGACGATGTTTTCCAAAATACCCATCATCTTTAACAGCGTACAATCCAAATACACGAGCTTTATATTCAGGTTTATTCTTTGATACAATTTCGTTATAAACTATGTAAGCCTTACTTAATTGGTTAGCATAACCACAATGGCCATTTTTAGCTCCCCCTGTGCCTATGCCATGATTTGCCTTCAATTCCTTTTTGTCTGAATCAAACCAAACAGGTGATGAAGCTAAACAACCATCAGTACCGAACGCAAATACAATACGTCCTTTGTTTAGGTCTACTGGAGATGGTGGCTTGTTTTCAGCATTAATTGTTAGACATGCAGCCTCATCAGCTGGACATAAGTGTTTTGGCCAATTCTCTGCAAATGATGTTAATGGAGTCAAAAATCCAATTGCAAATAATGAGAAAATTGCTTTTTTCATGATTAATACTCTTAATTAATTTTACTAAGTATTAAAAATAAGGCTCAATAAGCATTAAAAAAATACCTGAAATTAGGTAATCTTCAAAAAGGTTGAGCCTATATAAATCAAATAACATATAAAGTGCTATTTGCAATGAACATACGATTTGCACGCTCTTCAGTTTTTTTCAAAATCACCTCACTATCTGTAATATCAATAACTTCTAAATTCAAATCCGATGCCAGCAGATAACCATCCAAGCCTTGAATTTTTGAAAGATCAATTGCATGGCCTTTCATATCCAAAATTGTGATTGTTTTACCTGCATTTTCAGCTGTTTTAAACAAAGTAGGTGTTTGAATACCGATTACATTACCTTTTTGCAAGTTGAATGAATCAAAACCTTTGATATTGTTTCCAGTGAGTTTATTTTTAAGATTCTTTGCAAATCCAAGCATTGATTGAAATGAATCATTCATCCAATCCCAAATAGACTTAGATTTTCTATCAATACCTTTCTTGGTTACAGCATCTTTCAAAAGTTCGGTCAGCTTCTCATCTTCAGCTACAAGCTCTACAACAAAGCGCGGGGCTGACGGTGCTATATCTTTACCACTATCAATCACAGTATCTAAAAAATCATCTAAGATTTTTCGGTTTGATTTTTCAAGTGGTTTAAAAGCATCAACAATTGCATTTTCAACATCTTGCTCAAGCAAACCAGTATTCTGAATATCAAGAATTTCAGATGAGTATGGAAGATCTAAAAGATTGTCTGCTATTTTTTGATCAAGCACTTCATTTAAATTCGTGCCCCAAGTTGCGGGGTTAAAACTCCAACCTAAATTACGTGCAACCTCTGGTAGATCTTCATCTGAAGTAATACCGTATTTCTCAGCTTGCTTCTTAGTTAAAGCAATCACATGGCAACGACACATAAAATCCCACGGCGGGTAATACAACGTCCAAAATGGATCATCAATGTGCCTAATGATGTTGTTTAACTTAAGGTGAGTTGGTCTTACCCGGCTATCATTAATCGCAACATACATCAAATATGGTCGTGATTCCTTGCTCGCCTGTTGCTGTGTCCATCTCCCATGTGCATAAGCCATCTGCATGTTAGTGCGATAGATATTTGCTAGGTGATGATCTGAGAGTTCAATGCCCTCATCAGCTATATGTTTCTTAAACTCATCAAAAGTTGAACCATCTTCAGTTGATTTATTTACCAACTCCAAAACAGTCTTGATTTGATCGATAGAGGCCAATCGACTTACTGTAGCGGAGTAATGCCTTGTTTTAATATCAAGTAAGTAAAACTCTTCAGGTAAAACGACATTGCGACTACGCGCATATTTCAAGGCTTCTACATAATCAGTCATGTCTATTTTCCTTGCCTAGCATGTACATATCCCATCACATCAGACATAAACAACGCTCTCGACATTGTGAGTTCAAAATCATCCACTGATGAACCTTTAGTTGCTGAATACAACTTAGATATCAATTCGCTTGTGTCCGCTGATTCATATACGATTACTTCAAGTTCTGATTCTGATAAAAGAACCTTAGGCTGATTTTTAGCAACCTCCTCAAGTTCAACCTGTTCAGGCTTTAAGTTTTGACTATGAGCTTTAAAATTGAATGAAGTTTTAGGGAGTGCATGGAATTGTTTTACTGATGCCTGCACAGATTCACCTATATCTCCATCCTGTAAGCCGTATTCGCGCTGGAAGTATTGAGGTGTGAGATTAGCCCCCGCGTTTTTTAAATGCGCATCACGCTCTGCTTGATCCTTGTTTAGTGGTTTAGGTTTCTCACCTAAAGTTACTTCATACGTACCCCAATTATTCAGCTTACAAAGAGCATTCACTATCGCTTGCAAAGTAGGTGTAATCAAACGCATATCAGATTTTAATTTATCTAACCGAACATTTTCATGCACTTGACCTAATGCGCGACTCCCACCACCATCATTCCCACTAGTCAGGGTTTGCCCCAATACAACTTTTTGAATTTGACGAATCAACTGATTGTTGAATGATTCAAATGCAGCTCCTGCAGATCCACTTGTTCCAGAAGTTCCTAGTACCTGAACATCATCTTGACTATCAATTGAAAGGACGCTTTGAGCATGCGCGTTCAATAAAGCATTATTCATATCATTTGTTGTTGTATCTTTGCTTTTTACCTTACCAAGTAAAATTGGAGTTCCGAACCGCTCTAGGAATTTTGCCCAAAACTTAAAGCCATTTTGCTTAAAGAAGAATAACCAATACAAGGTGGCCAGCAATGCTTTACCATAAGGATATTCATAAGATGCTTTACGACGAGTGAGAAAGAATTTAAAAGTTTGATCAACTTCTTTCTCACTTATTAAGCCTTCTTGTCGATATATCAAACGCCCATCACTCTTTGGTTCAAACCACTGCATTGGTTTTTCGCCGATCCACTGAATACCTATGTGACCTTCAGGTTTTACTTCATACACTGCTTCCAAAACTGAATAACCAAAAAACAAAGCATTTAAGCCACATGAAACTATTTCAAAGTACCACTCTTTAATAATTTCATTGAGCAATTCAGCTTCTGTTGTATCGTTTGGCTCAACTCGAAAGGGTGCAGCAAGCAAGGCATCTAAGCGTGTTTCAATTGTTTGAGCGATCTCATCATCATCAAGCATAATTTTAAGCTTATGGCGTTGAATACCTGCTTTTCTTAAAACTTCATCTGTATCGGGTTGTCTTCCAAAGTTTACTAAAAACTTAGTTACTGCTTCCTGAGAATACAAATTCCCATAAGACAAAGCCTTTTTTGACGCTTTGTCCTTTTTTGACTTTGTCATATTTGCTACCTATTTATTAAAAAATTCGACTTCCAGCACCTGCAGGTTTTTTACCTTTTCGTCCCTGAACTCCACTAAAGCAGATCATTACACTATCTGCTCGGTTAGGTGATGACGCGCCATCAGGTTGCTTATTTACTAGGATTTTTCCAGCACCATTTTTGGTGTATGTGGGTTGTGATAACTCAGTAACTAATGCCTCTAACTCAGCCTTTGGTAAATCCTCACTAGATAAAGAAATTATCGAATCAGGATCATATTTCATTCCATTGAGTGCTCTATATGTATTTTGGAATCGTAATCTTAATGACCACCAAGCTTGTGCTTTTAAATTTGCAAAGAAATCTACATTCTTTCGAGCCTCAACCATCTCTTCATCTGGCTCAAACACAGCACCTGAACCTCTAAACGGATCTGCTTGTATTATCTTGATTCCTTTCGCTTCGTTTTGCTCATTAATAACTCTCGCATCACCACGCACACCCGCACCAAGCCCGTCAGCATCATAAAGAAACTGGTTTAAATTTCGCTCAATGCTAATATCAATTGTCTTTTGTGTGGTCCCAAAAATATCATCACCAACACCTGACCATGTTTCTAGATATTGCAGCACTACACCATGTCTATCCGCAAACGAGTTCTTATCTTTACCCTCATCAGCTACATCAAGTCCACCAATACGATCTCCTGATGGTCTAATATCCAGTTTTATATGAGCATCAATAGCTGCTTGTACCCATGCGCTTGGTATCAAAACACCTTCTACAGAAGCGGCATAGTTAATATCCACCTCTTGAGCAAGGACTACATCATCAAGTGTCGCTAATTGCTTTTCATACCATGGAAAAATCAACTTACCACGCAATTCAACCTGCCAATTTTTATCTGGATTCGCGCGCCAAGGCATAGTAAATATTGAATAACGTCCGCTAAATCGATCTCGATAAAAGCGATCACCGATACCATTAGGCGTTGATCCTTTGATATGAACGTTTGTATTTTGCGATATTGCTGCGTCTACCGCTTCTTGACGCTCTACAAATGCCCACTCATCAAGAAAATACATTGTGGTACGTCCACCACGGCCAATGTTGTCACCCGCCTCACCCGTGATGGTTGCACCATTATCGGGATTGATGATACGCATGTAATTGTCATGCACTTTTTCAACAAAGCCCTTAGGCTTCATCCAATTTGGCATTTTACTGAACATATCTCGGATTTTATGAAATAGCGTTTTAGGGTCACCCTTTTTATCGACCAACTCTTCCTTACGACTTCCTACACCGCCCGCGAAACCCTCAACAAATAGCCACCGATGCAAGAAAAATCCTAATACAACATAAGACATTCCCTCATCACGTGATTTTTCAATCAAGCCGTGTGTTTGAGTGTTTTCACGTTCAAGCAACCAATCTACAAGTTCAACCTGTTTTGGCCGTAATACAAAAGGGAGATTTGCGGGTAACCCGTATGACATACCACGAGGATCATAAGTCCAGATCCAATGATTAAACCAATGCACTGGATCAGTACGGCATTTATAAAGTTCAGCCTGTATGCTTAATTCGTTTTGCTCTGTCACCGCTTTATAATAATAACGGCGGCTCATTTCCCCTATGACATCAGGTAAGCGAATATTGATTGTCCAAATCTTGATTAAGGGTGCAATTTCATCCAGTGCATAAGTCATAACTTACCTGTAATTGCTAAACGTGAAAGTTCTTGCGGGGTCATTTTTGCAAGCTCTTCAGGGCTTAAAATTGGTTGAGTTTTTTGTTCAGTCTCAGTTTTAATTGCCCCACCATTTGCCCCTGTGACCTCTTGTCGAGTCACACGCCCATCTGTTTCTTGAAAGGCCTGCTTAAGCAGATTTTGTTTTAATCGCTTGTTTTTACCTGACTCGTTGTACATTTTTTGAAGTTCATTAAGGCGAAATGCTTTGTTTGCTATTGCAATATCTTCAATATTTTCTCGGAAGTCTTTGCGTGTTCGCTCAAACAAATCTTTTAATTTTTTGCTTAGATTACGTCCAGCCACTTTGGTTGGGTCGTAAACTGCAACCTGTTGCCGTGTTATCTCAATATTAAAATCTTGCTTTACAGCTTCGACTACTTGTAAAGGGGTTTCAAAGCAAGCAAGAGACTGAACTATAAAGAT